GAAGTAGTAGAGCCTACGCCAACTGCAACTGAAGTAGTAGGGCCTACGCCAACTGCAACTGAAGTAGTAGAGCCTACGCCAACTGCAACTGAAGTAGTAGAGCCTACGCCAACTGCAACTGAAGTAGTAGAGCCTACGCCAACTGCAACTGAAGTTACACCAACTCCAACGCCTGTTCCAGATCCAACTCCGACTCCGGAGCCTACTGCGACGGCTACACCTACCCCTACACCAACTGCAACATCGGATAATCCGCCAACTGCTATTAGTGCAACATATAGTGTGGCATGGAGCGGTACAGTTACTATTACATTATCTGGTTCTGATGATTTCGATACTAATAATTTAACATATAATATAGTAACACCGCCTACTAGAGGCACATATACCATTGTAGGTAATATAGTAACTTATACACATACTTCAACACAGATAGGTTCTGATTCATTTACGTTTACAGTAACAGATACTGCAAATCAAACATCTGCACCTGCTACTATAATTATTAATCCAGAGAATTCTGCACCAGTTATAACTGCAACTAGTCCAAGTGTTTTTCAAAACACTACCGGTACGTTTATTATAAATGCAACAGATGCTGATGGTGATTCAGTATCGTTTGCACAAATAACTGCAACACCTAATGGAACTATATCATTTGTTCCAAACGATAACACTTCTATAAAAGTTACATATACACCTAATGCAGGTTATTTTGGCACTGATAGTTGGATAATTAAAGCTATTGATTCCAAAGGTGCTGAATCTGCGCCAACAACTATTAATATTGCGGTTGAATATTCTCCTATATTTAGTTTTAAGATAAGTTCATTTGGTAGCGATCCTGATGTAATGTGTATTGCTCAAACACCGACGATTGGATACGGTAGCACCACACAAGCAAATAATGTTTCTCAGTTATCTGACGGTGATTCTATTTTTTATGATCCTGCTTTATTAAATAAGTTTACGCCACCGAACGCGACAGATGTGTATATTACAGTCTCGGATATCGATAGTGTCGCCAATGGCACCACGAGCGTATTAAAAATTAATAATAGTGGTCAAATTGCAACTAATGGTATTATTCCGTGTACTAGTTCAGTGAACTCTAGTTCTACTGTGGTTTTGTATGCAACTAACACAATAACACATTGTGCCGAAGATTATCAAGAAATAACATTATGGTATGACGGTACATCTCAAAAAACGCTTGCTCAATTAGTAGCTGACAACACACCGTTGTTTATTAGTAAATATTATTCAGATCTATATACGAGTACTGGAGGTACTAGTACCATAGGTTTAATTGATAGCGGTATTTACAGCGAAACTCCAGCCGGTTTATATTATAAAAGGTCTTTGGTTAATGATTGGGGTTTAACTTCTAATGGCACGCTTGAATGGTTTTGTGAAGAAGATACTATTAATATTACATATAGTTTAGAAGGCGTTAAAAAAACAACATTATCAGATCCTACTATAAATAAATTTTGTAATGGAGTTGCTATAGGAACTACTTTATGGTATGTTAGACCAGATGGTGTTGCACCATTTACTGATCTTTTAGGATTAGCTCAATCTAATACGCCTATTTATAAAACGGAATTAGGGGCAACTAATGAAGACCAATTGGATTTATTTGAATCAAATGTATTTAATGACGGTTTTGGCTATTTAATTTGGGAAAATCCAGGTGATGGTGCTAATTTAAAATGGTACGGTTATGACTCAAGCGGACTTACTGTTTCTGGATCAAACATAGTATCCAGGGGTCAGTGTTCAACTTATATAAAGCCCAATATAACTAATAATACAATATCTAGACCGGAGCCTAGTGTAAATGATGTAAATGTATTTTATGGTTTTTATTCATTAGATCCAGAAATAGAAGGACCAGATGCTGGTAATAATACAGAGACTTTATTCTGGCCGATATATGTCATCGATGGCCTACACACAAGCGTTTCTAGTGATGCTGATAGCTATATAAAAACATTTATTGATACTTTATCATTTGGTAATGTAATTAAGACCAGCGGCTTTGATAGCTGTTTGGAGTATAGTGTTAAAATAATCGCAGAAGATATTGACGATGCTGTTACTCTGCTTAAGGATTCGGGTATCACATCTCAACAAAGACCAGTTGTTTCAACTGGTGTTGAAATAGGCCTAAGTAGTGAAGTTAAAGTTGATGTGTATGAAAGTACAGCATCTAGTTCATGTATTATAGGTGATAATTCAAAGATTAAAACTACATATACTTTCCCGTTTGTTGAAGGTTATGAAACTGTTTCTGCTGGACCAAACTTTAAAACAGAAACTAACTATAAATTAGACCATGTAGCTAAACCTCTATTAAGAACTAACCCTAAATTATCAGGTAATGTTAAACTCGTTACGAGTTCAGACGGTTCAGTTTATATGGAAAGTATTAGTGCCAGTAAAGATTTAGCTGGTATAAAATACAAAAAGAGTCCAATAAATCCTAATGGTAATTACTCAACTGATGTTGCTAATTTCTTTAAGAAAAATGGCACAACATCTGATCTTGTTTATTTAACTAAAAGATCTGAGTCGGACTTAACGGTATTAGATTCTTATAATAAACAAATAGAGGAAGAGTATCAATATGGTACTACATATAATTATTCTAAAAACTACGATGAGAGTTATAGAATGTTTGCACCTATTTGGGCTGATAATAATATGCCAAAGAATTTTGTTATATTTAAAGTTAAAAACCCAGGGGGTGTTGATGCATCTGGTGTTACTTTAGATAACGTTAATAGAATTCAAGAGATATTAAGGAACGCTGAGATTATCAAGACTTTTGATTTATCTAAAAAATCAAACTTGGGTAAATATATTAGGTCACATGTACAACAAGAGACATTCCCTAAATCACCTATTACAGTTTCGTTTGGTAAAAATGAAATTACTAACTATAATGGTATTGATCTATCTTCTGGTGAATTAACTAGTAAGGGCGAATATATCTACAAAGATTTTATAGAGACTGATAAAGCTTTGATTGAAGCCAATGACTTTATCACAGACGGTTTTAGAAGAAACAATATTTTATGTGCTAATCTTTTAAACTTAGAATTTTTATTTGATGATAATGATTCTGGTGATTATAGCATTAACAGGTATTTCGGTCTTTATGTGGACGATATAGATTCAGGTTTTGGTGAAATAAGTTCAATATCTAATAATATTGTTAAATTTACAGAAGTGACGTCTTTAGTAAATCCAAATAAACCAACAACTGCAATTCCAACATATAAACAGATGAGTACTACACCAACACTTGGTTATGTATTAATCAATGGTGTGTACTACAAGATATCTAATTCAGGTCTTTATGATTCTTTAAATCTAGAAGTTAGAATTGATGATTCTACTGGAAATATTCCTAATACATTAGGTATATCACATACCGGGAAATCTGTTGATCTAATAAAAAATGACGAAAGAGGCTACGATTTTGTTAAAATGTCTATTGTAGATGTACCCGAAAGTAACGATAAAATTGCTGTAGTAGCATCAAGAGAGGAGTCTTATAAATTTACTTTTATTAAACAAACAGCCGGGGAACTTATTAATATTCAATTAGAAGATTCACAAGGAACTCACAGTTTATTTGATAATTCTTTATTGTTAGGTTCTACGCTCGAAGAAACTGCAGGTAATATTGAATCGGCAATAAGCGATCCAGGTAAAATAGACATCTACAGACAAACTCGTACTGTCGGTAATTACCATATTGGTTTTGATTATCAATCACAATCTATTATTCTAACTGAGGTTGAAACAAACCTAGGTGATCTGAATATGGTGGTAACTGGAGCTATAAGTTCTATTATAAGAGTTGATCAAATTCAAACCAATATTAATATTCAAAACAGAACGTATTCTGCTAATTATACTTTGCCTAAAGGAACTTATAGCGGAAAATTCTTCTCTAACCAAGGCACATTAGGTGATATTGCTGCTGCTTTAGCTGGAGTTATTCATGCAGATAATAGTCCTTTGGATGCTTATAATATTGGATCTGATCTTTGGGTTAAAGCTAGAGTTCCTGGATATAGGTTATTACAACATACTGTTTTAGTTAACAAAGAAAATGTAATTGATTTTATAGATGTTGACAACATTGATTTTAATAATATTTTAAAATTAAGAAAAGGTGCGGGTTATATTCTTTCTAAGTGGGATGCTCATTATTTAAACGGAGGTAATTCTACTAGTAAATCAGTTTACATAAACAATACAACATTAAGTGAAATTTCAGTAGGAGATTATTTAGAAACCAAATATGATGGTATATTTAATGAAGTAATAGATATTGTAGAAGATGTAAGTGTACCTAATTCTACTAGATCAAAATTAATACTAAGCTTAAAATCTGATATTAAAGATGGAGAGGCTAGAGTATTTAGTGAAAATATTGTAAAAATTGGTTTATTTTCAGCATATAACATATATGATATGAACTTTGACTTTTATGATACTGCTAATTCGGATCTAAAAGAATTAGATTATGAAACTAGAGCAAATATTGCATATGAACCATATGAAAACACTATACTTAATATTGATCCAATTACCGGGGAGTATAATACGACACTATCTGCTAATGATATTTTTAGCGATAATTATTCATTAGAACCTATTAATTATTTCTCTAATTTATCTGGTATTTTATCAGAAGAATCTGTTGATGATATTTCTGCTGAAATTATAACTAGTGAGTTTGATAGACTAAAAGAAAATCAATTAAAAGAGTTTGCTACTAATTCGAGAGTAGTTCCAAATATAAACAAATGGGTTTTAAAAGATTCTTTAACAGTTAGAGATCAACCTTATTATCTAAATACTAACGAGGCATTCGGTAGAACAAACTTCTCACCTGATTTAAGTGCCACTGAACGCAGTAAAGATGATATGACACATGAGTGGTTTTACATGGAGAAAAAACCTAGTTATTTAAGATACGATGAATTAAACAACACGTTCTCATATATTAATTTTATAGAGGATTTTGAATTAACTCCAAATTTATTTAAGAGTACTAAGAATAATTATTTTGATAAATTTATGATTACCGAAGGATTTGAAAAGAATCTAAGCGGTGATGATATTCAGGGTATTTATGATGCGTTCGGCGAGTATACCAAAGGTTATTTAAACCCAGATGATATTAACAACACGTTTTTTAAGACTGACCTTAAAAAGAAATATACTTTAATTGACGGCGGAGATACCGATGCTTTTGCGAGTACTATATTTAAAGGTTTAAAAGTTGTCTTAAAAAATAGAAAAGAATTTGCCAATAAAACAGCACTAGACTTTGTAAAAAGTAGTGAGTTTAACGGATATAAGTTTAGCATTCTATTAAAAACCAATAATGATGTTGCTAATAATGATGTTGAATTTGAAGTAATACAAAATAAAAAGTTTAAGTTTGTAATATTCTTCATTACTTTAAATCTTGGTGATTACTGGGTTAAAGGTAATATGAACAGAAAACTGTTATATGAATTAAAACACAAAATCATATACGATGGCGCAATAGAAGATTATACTTATGCTAATACGCCATTTGACGGTGCATTAAGTTGGAATACTGCAGATTTTTCTAAAGATTCACCATATACGATTAATGGTATAAATCATTTTGACGGAAGTGTCCCTGATTTTGAAAATCAAATTGCTTTGGGTGAAAACGGATTGTATGGTGATGTATTAATGGATTTATATCCAACTACACCTGGTAATACTATCTATAAGTTTAGAATATATTCTATTGAAGACTCAAATACCATTAAAGTTGTTGGACCTCCGGTTAATGTAAACGATCCAGATGATGTGTTAGACGTGGCATATTTGCCTAATAACATCCAAAGAAGAATAAAATATTCATATGTCGATGGCGGTACTAATATACATGAAACTGTTTTAAATAAGATTTCTATAAACAGTGTAGCCAATATGATTAACTTAAACGATGATAGTGTTACATATACTACAGTCGAAGAAGATGGTACAATTAATAATAATAGATTTACTATTAATTTTGAAGATGGTACCGAAATAGTTAAATATGCAACTCTTTTCGTAGAAGAAGATAATGATAAACCCAAAAGTTATAAACTATTTAAAGGTATTATCGGGTATAATTTGACTAGAGAAGATGGCGCTTCGTATTATCCATTCTTAATTAGACATGCTGGTGCATATACAGTAGATTTTAGACCAGTTGTTACGTTTACAGACATGTATACTCACTTTAAATCTAATAGAATTCAAGCAAGCGCGGATCAAAGAGAAACTGGTTTTGAATCAGTATTATACAAACATTCTCTTACAAATGGTTACGAACTAACTACTGCTAAATCATATTATGAAAGATATAATCGATGTGGTACTACGTTTAATATAGGGTTTATACAGGACGGCGGAACTCATGACGGTGGATGGGGATTGATTAAAAATCATTTTTATCATAAAATAAATGAAACTAATCCCACCGGTATTACCAAATTGTCCGAATCTTCTGATAAATTACCATTATATCCATTGATCGATGAGATTGCAATTTCTAAAAAAGATGTTAATGTATTTAGATCTTCATGGGATTTTGGTTACTATACTAGATCTCTTTCGGGTGGAAAAAGCGAGGATGTTCCAGGAACTGTAGACAACACAGAAGAAAGATCTTACTTAGCATCAACTGCTATGAAAGTTAAGAATGAATATAATCTTTTTTCATTTAACTATCAAACTATATATAGTAAAGAAAAATTAGATGAAATATTAAGTAAGTCTATAAACGAAGCTGAGGTATTAATGTTTGAAGATGAAGATGAAATTATTGCTGATTTTTATGTAACTGATATTGCTACTAGAATTTTAAGTGCAGATGGTATATTAAATGCCATTAAACAATATGTAAGTGCACAAAACTCTGCAGGAGACAAGACTACACTGAATGACGATGCTAATTTTTATATCAATAAAAATATTATATCACAATTTGTTGTTGATTCTATTCAATTGTACACTAAACGCTTTAAGGGCAGTGCTTCTAGTATTGTAAATACAGAAAATATTAATTTAATTAGTGGTGGAGGATTTTCCCCTGACAATAATTTTACTTATAAATCGCACAAACAAAAGCCTATGAATTTTAGGTTGATATATAATAAAAGATTAGGATATTCTTACGACATCAAACCTATGATAAAAATAAAGTCATAAAATGGCAATTAACATTCAAGAGATATTACACCCAAGCGATTCGGACTCTATAAAGTTTGAAAAGATTAATTATAATTTTGATCAAATCTTAGCAAATGGCGGTGGACCTGCTGGGCCTAAGGGCCAGAAAGGTGATCAAGGTCAAGTCGGTTCGACAGGACAAAAGGGTCAAAAGGGTGAAGTTGGACCAATTGGTGAAAAGGGTGTAGCTGGCTCGACTGATAGTCCATGGCATACTGTTGAGGTAGATACAAATAATGATGGTAATAATGAAGTTAGTATTCTAAAACCTAAAGTTGGAACTGATCTAAATATGCCAATTATATGGCTAGGTGATTCTGGTTTTGAAGAAGACGTGACCGATGGCGACATAGACACTAATGCTAGACTAAATATTGGCAGAGATGACATTTTTGAGAATTATGTGAAATTACGCCACGGTATAATAGGTGGCATTAATAAAGATTTAGTATTAACTAGTACTGTTTTAGACGGGTATACTAGGTTTAATTGGCAAAATGCATTTGGCAGTACTTTAATAGAATATGGTGTCAATACTGATAAGATAACTTTAGTTGCTAACAGTTCTTCATTAAACTTAAGTGGAAATTTCGTAAATATAAATTCTTTAGCCAATACAAATATAAAATTGTCAACACTAGGATCAGGTATTTTAGATGTTGATATTAATGCAGAATTTAAAGGTTATTTAAGATTACCAGCTGGGACAACGGGTCAAAGACCTACGGTGCCTCAAATTGGTATGATTAGATTTAATACTGATTTAGATATTGTAGAGGCTTATTATAATAATAGCGGTACACCTGAGTGGAGAGAACTATGTACTGATTGTGGCACTCCAGTCGGTGATAGTATTGGTATTGTTGGCGATGATATTGTGGCAAATGCTGATGGTTCACCTGCTTCGAATACTATTAGTATTTCGGGTGGCAATATTGATGCAAGTGCAGATGGTAGTCCAGTTAGTTCTGCGGAGTTAACAATAAATGGATCCAATTATTTAGCTGCACAATATAACACACCAACAACATTATACTTAAATTATGCAATTGCACCTACTGGTGTAGATCCTACTTCTAGTAATGTGTCTGTTGACCAAGCCGGTTTAAGTATTACAATGGAACCGAGTCTTAATAGAATAAAGGTGATTACAAGTGCATCAACACTTGGAAAAGTGTATAAAGTAACCGTGACGCACCCTAATGATTCTAATGTTAAAGTAGTATGGACAATAACGTTGGTTAATAGTGCACCAACTCCAACGCCAACTTCTGGTTCCGGTTCTGGTGCAGGTCCAACTCCAACGCCAACTTCTGGTTCCGGTTCTGGTGCAGGTCCAACGCCAACGCCAACTTCTGGTTCTGGTGCAGGTCCAACTCCGACTCCAATTCCAGCAACAGCGGTATTAAATGGTGTTATATCTGATCCTGAATCTTTATCATATCCTGATGCAGTTGACGTATATTGGACATTGAGCGATATTGAAAACTGTACAGCCGTTACAGTGCAAACCTCACTATCACCGACGGGCCCATGGGGTAATAGTACCGGTAGTTGCACTTCACCTAGAAGATTACATTTTAGTGGCGCATGTGATACCACTAGATATTTTAGAATAATACAAACTAGGAACGGATTACCGGATGTTATATCAAACGTTTATACATTTACATTTGATGCATGTGGTGGCGGAGGCGGTGGAAGCTAATAAGCTAATATAAAAACAAGATAAATATAAAAACATAAATAATAAAATGGCAGCAAACGATTATACAAGAACGGTAAATATCACACCTTTAGGTACAGCTTATTCGTGGGATACTCCACCTAGCTGGATTACTATAAATCGAGTAGGTACTAGTAATGATTGGACTATCACTGTGTCGGCTAATTCTGGTGCAGCCAGATCTGCCACACTAACAGTTAGACATAATAATACAACTACTATTGATACTATTTCGGTTTCCCAAGCAGGTGGTACGGTGATAACACCAACGCCAACTTCTGGTTCCGGTTCTGGTGCAGGTCCGACTCCAACGCCAACTTCTGGTTCCGGTTCTGGTGCAGGTCCAACTCCAACACCGACTGCGACTTCGGTTCCGGTTCCACCAACTCCAACGCCAACTTCTGGTTCCGGTTCTGGTGCAGGTCCGACTCCAACGCCAACTTCTGGTTCTGGTGCAGGTCCAACTCCAACTCCAACGCCAACTTCTGGTTCTGGTGCAGGTCCAACTCCAACGCCAACTTCTGGTTCTGGTGCAGGTCCAACTCCGACTCCAACTTATATAGCTCCAACTTCAACAACTTATGTAGCTCCAACTTCAACAACTTACACCGGTGGCGGTGGCGGTGGCGGCGGATGTCACTTAACTGGTGATTTACTTACCTTAGCAAATGGAGAAACTAAAAAAGTAGAAGATGTTGTATTAGGAGACACTCTGTTGTCATTGGCTATTAATGGCTTAAGCGATGCAGAAACAATATACAGAGAGTTTAATGTTTCAGCTGCTAATTATTCTGATGAATACACCAGTGCAGTGGTAAGTGACATATATGTAGATACTTATTCTTCATATTATAACATAAACAACGGACAACTAAAACTTACATTAGAACACCCGGTTTTAGTTAAAACATCTGATGATACAGTTGTGTTTAAAGTAATTAAAGATGTCTTAGTTGGTGATAGTATGTTGAATCAAAATAATGAATGGGTATTAGTAAACTCTAATACGTTGGTTCAGGCTGAATCACCATTTACGACTTATGCATTTAATGTTGAAAATAAAGATGTATATTTTGCAAGCGGAATCCTAGTACATAACGTAATGAATGAAGAAGTACTTACTAAAGAAGACATGTTTAACCAACAATAATTAGAATGAATATAATTAAAAAAATAACTAACAATAGGAACACCCTTACATTTGTATTGGGTGCTCTTTTTGTTTTATTATTTTTAAGACAGTGTAATCAGACGGATAATTTAAAACATGAACTAGAGATCGCAAAGCAAGATTCCGATAGAAACTTTAATAACTATTTAGCTTCTAAAGATTCTGTTAGAACAATGGTGGCTGAGAATGGTAATTTAATTTCAGAGATCAGAAGCTATGAATTTGACTTAAATGATTTAAAAAATGATCAATCTGAATTACTAGGTAAATATAAAAAAGCACTCAATGTAAATAAGGACCTTAATAAGGTTAACACTTTATTATCTGCTGATATAGATATAAAAGATAGTTTGTTAGCAAGTACTACATCTACTCAAATAGATTCAGTGACAACTAAGTTAGACTTTTCTAAGTTTGATGATTTTGGAAATGGTAATTCTAGAAATTTAACTGGGAATATGTTTATTACTAGAACACTAAATGGATTTAATTACAGTGGGGCTTCATTTGACATAGATCAAAAAATAAGTTTATTAGCAGCTATAGAAAACGTAGGAGGTGCTGATCAATTAAAAATTTCAACAGCATACCCTGGATTAACTTTCAGTAATATAGAAAATATTAATTTAATTAATACTAGACTTAATCAAAAGCCTACTAAAAAAGGTGGCTGGGCAATAGGTGTTGGTATTGGGTATGGATTAAATTTAAACAATAATCAGGTAATAAGTACTGGACCATCAATAGGGATTGGCGTATACTATTCTCCTAAATGGTTAAGATTTTAACAATAATATAAATAATGGCACAATCATCAAGATATTTTTATTTAGATTCAGACATCTTACTTGAATTTATATACCACGACCAAGGTAATCCTTCTAATTATCAAATAGAAGTTGATGATAATGGTAGCGAGGTTAAATTCTTAGATACAGTTAAAGGTGATGCTTCTCAACAACGACACTTAATTAATGAATTAGGTAGTGCGGTAGTAAATTTTGATGTAACTTCGGTAAGTGGCTATTTGGCTGTTGAAAACTTTGCAGCGAGAACACTTTTACTACAAAATGGTAAAACTTATAAGTTTAATCTAAGTGCTTTGCCTAACCCAGAGTTGTTTACTATCGGTGGATCTTTAGGAATTTACTCTTATTCAAGCACAACTCAAATTGGACAATTCACACCAACACAAAACGGTACAGTTTCATATACATATGAAGGACTAAAGGGTGGTAAAGTAATTGTTGACACTAGAGCTAATCCTTTATTTGCAAGCCCTGATGAAAATACAGGTAACGATATTAACCAAACTATCGGCAGGTATCATGCTGTACAATCAGATAGCACGGGTACAAAATACGCTTTACTAGGCTATGATTCTACCGGTGATTATGATATGTTTAACTATATTAACAACAATGTTAATTGGGCAGGTGGAAATGAAACAGACCTTTTAAATTCTCAGACTAATGCAACTGCTAATATTAATTATATTAAATATGATAGTATTAGACTGCACTTAAGAAGTGGTTATAGTTTTTCAGCAAGGGGCTATGAAGGTTTCTTATTTCAAATAGGTGCTAAAAGAACTAGCGGTATAAGTAACTACCTAACACAGTTGGTTTACTTAAATACTAGTAATTATGAATATGCAAATCCTAAACCTTTTATTTTAGGTGAGACTTTATATAGTAAATTCATTGAAATTAAAGTTCCAACTCTAATAGATCAGAATGCTGAATTCGAAGACTTATTTTATGGTGACGGTAGTATTGGTTCAAGTGATTTAGATCCAACTTCAAACTATAATGTTACTTTTAAATTAATCGATAAATTAGAGACTCTTAATGGTTATGATTATTTTATTACCGGTGAAGAGAATAGATTTACTATTTCGAGAGAGGATGAGTTTCAAGATTTCACGGTTGTTATAGAGGATGCTACTGATGGAGATTACTTTAAAATATACGGAGAGAAAGACAACTCTATTGGTAATTTTGAAGCATATATTTTAAATCAAATTACTTCAACATCAGATGATATAACGGTTTTATTTGACGTCGATGTGTTCGAAAACATAGGTACTACTGAAGTTAAGACTTTTCAAACAACGTATACACAATACGAGGACTTTAATACTCCTATTGTTTTTAGACCGGTTATTGTTAATAGCAACGTAGCATCTAGCTTTTCTATTGATGTAACTATGAAAATATGGAATCAAACCGATAATACACAGATTGTAAAGAGAGCTAGTTTATCAATTAATCAAGCTGCTAAGTATGGTAAAAGATTAAGTAAACTTAAAATTGATTCTCCGAATCAGTTGACAGAAGTTTATAATGTGTTACCACAATTAGCTTCTAGCAAAATTGTAGCAGGGATATTCACAGACAATTTACCTAGAACTGTAAAATATGTACCGGCATTTGTTGAAAGACATAATGTTATTGCTTCAAGTGCTAAAATTCAATTTGATAATTCTAATGAAAATATCATGACTCAGAGTATTACTGAGGTAGACACGTCAGCTTTTAAATCAGAAGGTGATCTAGTTATTAATATCCCACCGTTTACATCTTATTATAAATTTGTAATTGCTAAGAAAAAAGAGGATGACGTTGAGTTGGTTTCATTTGAAAATGCTGAACACTTAGTTATGACATTTGGTGATGGTAAACAAAAATTAAAATTCAATCACATTTCTAATAAAGATATAAACATGGGTGAAGGTGAAGTACTTTTTAAAATTAGTGAAGCTAACGCAAACACTATTAGAGGTATGAAGAACTCAACATTTTATATCAGTGTTAATAATGGCGTGGATGATACAATGATTTTATCTGGTAAATTTAATATTAACTAAGTATGGTTCTTAATAGTAGAAATAATGCATTTGATTTTAAATTCCCCAGAAAATTTATTCCTGAGGAAGTGGCACAGAAGTATAAGAAGTATTTGAATAAAGTACCCGGTGGATTATTATCAGAACCTATTGATTTTGTTAATTATAGTATTCAAGGTATTAATATTCCAGGTGTTTCATTTGATCCACTATCACAAGAAGATAATGATGGTACTAAAAGATATCATAGAGGTGCTTTGCCAATTCAAAATGTAGTTAATAGAGAATTCACAGTGACTATGCAGTTACTAGATGGTTTTATTAATTACTGGATTATGATGGATACATTATTGTATTATTATGCAAGGACAACTAAACAAACACATATAGAACCATTGACTCTGAGAATCTTAGATTCTGAAGGTGCATCGGTAGCTTATATGGAATTTACAGATTCAATTATGAATTCTATTAATGAACTCAATTTGAATTTTGCAGAGAACGTGTCTTCTTTTAATACATTTGAGGTCACCTTTTTTTACAATAGATTAAATCTAAGATTAGAAGTAGAATAAAAACGATATATAAAATATGAAAACATTTAATACATACTTAGTTGAAAATGCTGTTACAGAACAGGATATCAAACTTATTAACGAGGGTCTACAAGAAGAATGGACGCCTGAGTTAGAGGCTAAGATCGATGCCGCACTAGAATCATTCGTGTTAGAATATAAAAACGAAGATGGTACTTTTGATATTGAAAGACTTAATGAAGAAATTACAAATGAAGGTTTCTTTGGTTCAATTATTGGCGGTCTTACTGGTTTTGCTTTAGGTAAATCAGTTGGTAAGATGGTTGCTAAAGTATTGGGTATTGAAAAAGGTATTTTCTATGATTTATTAACTTCAAGACTTGTTGGCGCTGCATTAGGTGCTAGTCTTGGTAAAAGAATCTAAATGAATTTTTTAGCAGTAGACTTTTCTCTTAATTCCCCAGGAATTTGCTTATATAATGATAAAGGTAAGAAATATCATTTCATTAGTTATATAAAACCCAAAACAGGTACAAAGGCCGAACAAAAGCTTCAAGAAGAGATATCACTATTAAATGATGTTACTCTAGTTGACCAACCTGACTTTACAAATAACGAAACATTTTCAAGTGCTGAACTTCTCAAGGTTAAGCGCTACGATAGAATGGCAGATGACATAATAAACCTAGTCTTACAAAACAGTTTTGACGGTGATGGGTTTACTATTGGATTCGAAGGCACTTCATATGGTTCTAATGGTGGGACTAATAATATGATTGACATGGCAGCCGGTGCTGCAATCTTAAAACTTAAACTCTTAAAGACCTTAAACCCCGAAGACATTATGACCGTGGCTCCGACCACCATTAAGAAGTTTGCTGGTAAAGGTAATATGAACAAGCTTCAGTTGTTTGAGGCATTTCAAAGAAATGTGAATGAAGACCTGGTCTTAGCTAAAAGTCCTTTGTGGAAAATTGTGAAAGACCTTGAAGTTGGGAAGAAGATTCCAAAGCCGTTAGACGACCTAGTCGACGCTTATTTCCTAGTTGCCTTTATGGCGAACCCTCCAGCCTAATCTGTCTCTGACTTAAAGAACATTTATTATATGCTAGTTGTTCAGAATTGTTTCAATTTATTTAAAAAAAAATAAAAATAAGCTCCAGATGAAACAAAAAGCAATCCAGATATATAATAAGTATACTAATAAACAGTAACAATTATTTAAAATGTTAGCTACAACTGAACTCATCCATCTCAATAAAGCCCTCATTTCGATGGTGCGAGAAAATAGGATCACAACAACTGAGCGTGAAGAACTACTCCACAAAGCAGGGCTGCTTAAGCTCGAGGACGGTAGATGGAAAGAGAACGGTAATAGTATTTTAACATTGACTAATAGTTGAAACTTTTTTTAGTATGCGATTATAAGAACTGAAAGTAATTTCAAGGTAAACAATTTAAAAATTTAAACAACTAAAAGGTATGAGTGATTCATTTGACATTTTTAACTTAGGTGTAGAAGACGTAGAAACGCACCAAGTACAAGCAAGTAGTTCTACTAACGAGATCTACAAACCAACCGCAGACGACGGTAAAGACGGAACTTACAAAGCATTAATTCGTTTTGTTCCTAATCCAGAAAACCCTCGTAATTCCCTAATCCAAAAATACGTACACTGGCTAACTAACTCAAGCGGTGATGGTAAACTAGTAGATAGTCCATCAACTGTAGGTGAGAAGTGTCCTATTGCAGATGTATTTTGGAAGCTACGTAAATCAGATTCAGCTGTTGACCGCAAGTCTTCAGAGAAATTGAAAAGACGCCAGCAATATTATGCACTAATCAAGATCATCAAAGATCCACAAAATCCAGATCTAGAAGGTACTTACAAAGTATTCAAATTTGGTTACAAGATCAAAGAGAAGATTGATGCAGAATTGAAACCAGACTTTGGTGAACCAACACAAGTATTTGACCTTTTTGAAGGTAAGAACTTTGAGTTGATTATTACTCGCCAAGGTGACTATAACAACTATGACAAGTCTAAATTCTCAGCAAGTAAATCAGCTATTATTATGGGTGATGTACCAGCAGAGCGTAACAAAGAGACCATGACAACAATTAAGGCCGAGCTAGAAGCTGCTCCTTCATTAAAGGGTTATGATTACCAAGCATGGGATGAAGATACAAGATCTTTCGTTAATGACGTATTGAGAATGTACATCAATCCAGGCAACTCTATCGCTGAGATGACATCGAGTGCTCCTAAAAAAGCAACACAATCGGCAACTGCGGTAGCAGAAAAGCCAGTGGAAGCTCCAGCAAAAACAGAATCAACTTCAAGTGTTTCATCTGATGATGATCTAGATTCTTTTTTGAATGACCTCGACATCTAATATACAACTTACTGAAGAGTTAAAGGATAAAATAAGATACGCACTTAAAGAAGTAGTATCCCAAAAACATCCCGAACCTAACAAGAAGCTACTAAAGGACATGCATGGGCGAATAACCCTTGCATGTCCCTATTGTGGCGATTCCCACAAAGATGATACTGCTAAACGTGGTAATATATTCTGGGACACATTACAATACCATTGCTATAACTGCAACCACCACACCAATCTTTATACTTTTTTAAAGGATCACGACATTAAAATGTCTAATAGTGATGACTCTTTTTTAGTTATTGACTATATTCAACAAAATAAGATACAGGTAAACCCTGAATCAGTTCTAAAACACCAAGGTCTTGCAGAGATCCATGATTTAGCAATTGATATTGATGATTTTAAAAAACATTTTAAGGCAAAACCAATAGTACCAGGTGACTGGATATGGTTTCAATTAAAGGCAAGATTGCTACACAATAGAGTAGATGATTTTCTTTATTCAGAAAGGGAGCATCGTTTATGGATATTAAACTTTAGTACTGATAATAAAATTATAGGTGCACAAACACGTAGAATGAAAGGCTATGGTCAAAGATACCTAACATATGATTTGCCTAAGATTTATGAAGAGATGGGTAAACCACTAGATATGACAAACGATGAGTTAAATAACTTGACTAAGATATCTACGTTATTTGGTATTATGCAATTAAACTTTCAGAGGCCTATTACAATGTTTGAGGGTCCATTAGATGCTAAGTTTATGACTAACTCACTGGCGTTAGCAACCGCTGGTAGATCAACAGATGATTTTGATGAGATACCAACAGTTAGGTACATGTTTGATAATGATGTAACAGGTAAAAAGAAGATGGCCGAGAAGCTCAAGAAAGGCCGACCAGTATTTATGTGGTCTAAATTTCTCAAGGAAAATAAGCTAGATACATATAATATTAAAGATTTAAATGACTTAATATTGAAATGTTTTGAGCTTAAAATCGACGCTCACAAAAAGATCGATCAATATTTCACCTCAAGTCAATTGGATCTATGGTACGTATAGAAGATATTAGTAATATGGTTGAAGACAACTTAGACGATTTTCAAAGAGATAGTGATAGATTTAAAGGTATGAAACTCTTAATTGATTTTCAACCATTAGATCTTACTGTTAATTCACCAGACATAGAGTTTCCAAAACCTAAATTTAAAAAGAGACAAATAATCTCTAAGTTTATTAAACCAGATCCTAACAAGAAATCATTATTTTAGTATGAGCAAAGAGAATATATTAGCATTAGATAGGAAATTAAGTAGTCAAAGAACAGAGTGGACCGATATTATTAAAGGACTATCTCAAAGTTTAAGAAACTTAAACACCATGGAAGAAACTATTGCTGAAGTTCTTTCTTCTCGCCAATCATTGGTCGAGCAGATATCGTACTTAAACATGAAAGTTAAGGAACAAAAGAATAAAGTTAATGTCAGATACCGCGAAGCGTATATCAGATATTATGAATACGATTACAAGCTAGGCGAAAAACAAAAAGAGAAGTTTATTGAAACTGACCTCGCCGACGAAAATATGATACTATCTCATTTAGAAAACCAAGTGGAATTCTTTAGAGACTCGGTTAAAACCCTAGATAATATGGGCTTTGCCATTCGTAATAGACTTGCATTAAAAGATCTATAACGAAAAATAAAAATGCTCTAACAATGTGGAGCTTAGTTTAACTGAAAACAAACAGTTGCTTCGTATTGATGCAGCAACTGAATTAGAATTAGAACAACTCAATATTTCTCTTAATAAGAGGATTGAGTCATGGCGTTTCAACCCCTTAGTTAAAAAAGGGTTGTGGGACGGCTATGTTTCCTATATTAAAGATGATAAGTGGATTCCTTCCGGTTTATGGAGAGAAGTCATGGGTATATGTAAGGACTATAAATTTGAGTTTAAACTTGAAGGTATTACAGAAATATTCGATACCAATATTAATCAAGAAAAGTTTACCGAATGGGCAATTGATTTCTTTGAAAAATCAGAAATTACCCCAAGAGACTATCAAATCGAGGCAGCATTTAATATTCTAAAATTTAAAAGATGTTTAAGTGAATTGGCAACTTCTGCCGGTAAAACCCTCATCTCTTTTTTAACAGTTGCGTATCTACTAGAAAAGCAAAAGGCAGGAAAAATACTATTCATTGTACCTAACGTTTCTTTGGTTGTACAAGCTAGTGAAGATTTCCTAGATTATAATTACAGAAATGCAATAGATATTAAAGTACAACAAATTTATAGTGGTCAAAAAATTAGGCCAGGTAGAAATGTTATTATTGGTACATATCAATCTCTTGTTAAAAAAGAAAAGGCATACTTCGAGCAATTTGACGCAGTTATTGTAGATGAAACGCACAAGGCAAAATCAGCCTCTATTAAAACCATCCTACAAAAATGTGTTAATGCAGAATACAAGTACGGTTTATCTGGTACTATACCAAAAGAAGGTACATTAGATAGACTAACACTTATGGCATACACTGGTCCATTAATCACAGAGATTAGTGCAAACTATCTACAAAATGAGGGCCACATTGCAGGGTGTAAAGTAAAAATTATAAAAATGGACTATGCTCCGCAATCAACTAAAGATGCGTTTAGAGAAATGTCACAAAACAGATATGAAAGCAAAGATGTTTTTAAGTTTGAGCAGAATTATGTTATCAATTCACCAGGCCGCCTTAACTTTATTACTAGTATTATTTCCAGAGTACGGGGTAATAGTCTCGTCCTTTTCCATCGTATTGAACATGGCAAAAAGATATATGAAAAACTTCGCAGGGAAAGTGATAAAACAGTCTACTACGTTGATGGGGGTATTGATCAAGATATTCGCGAAGAACATAAGAAAAAAATGGAAGCAGGTGAAGATGTCGTTATCGTCGCGTCATATGGCACCTTCTCTACAGGTATCTCGATTAAGAAAATACACAACATATTCTTTACTGAATCGTTTAAATCGGAAGTTATAATTAGACAATCGATTGGTAGAGGTCTAAGACAACATAGCTCAAAGGACTCTGTTAATATTATTGATTTTGTAGATGATCTATCTTCCCAGGACTGGGATAATTATTTAATGCGACATGCAAAAGAGCGCCAACGCATCTATAGAGAACAGAAGTTCAAATACGATATTAAAAATGTCGATTTTGAAGGAGATATATAATAAAATAATAACATATAAAAATAAAACAATAATATGCAAAAGTTAAAATCATTTGATCAATTTGCTACTGAAGTAAAGATTTCTCAAACTAGACACTTAGAAGAAGAAAAGATCACAAAAAGAACTAATGAAGCAGAGGCTTTCAAAGCGTTGTTATCTGAATTTAAAGTAACTTCAATCAAAGAGTTGACAGAAGAACAAAGATCAGAATTTTTTAATAGACTAAGAGGTGCTGAAATTAATGAAGCACTTACACTTATCGAAGAAGGCACAAGAGGCCAATTTGGTAAAATTGACAAGAAAGGTAATATCACTTCAGTTTATACACATTACGATTCTTATCCAGAAAACATGTTACCTATTATTAAGAAATCTTTTAAAAACGCAAAAGCAGTTGATGCTGTTATCGCAAAGGGTGATAATTCTGGTCTAGAAGATAATATTGATAAGATGAATTTTTATGGAGATGGTGGCAAACCATCTACAGGTAATATATCAAACATTTCAAAATATTTAAGAAATGTAGCTGATGGCGGAGGTGCTGAATTTGTTTATCTTTGGGACGAAGCTAACAAAGAATGGTTAATGGCAGATATTTACGGTAACGGTTACGATGAATTGGTACCCGCGTTTGAATCTGTTTCAGTTTCTGTAAATGAAGCTATTGCAGTACAATTTAAAAGAGATGCTAAGAAAGTTGTTACAGTTTACAATAACTTGTTTGCAAAAAAACTAACTGACTTGGGTGCAATGTCAAATGAATCAGTATTGGGATGTATTAAGTACTTATTTGAAAATGCAATGGAAGATGCTAACTTCTCTAGAGAAGGATTTGTAATCTCTAAAAATATTAAAGGTTCTATTAGTACTTTTGAAGTTAAAATGCCAGGTTTAGGTAATCACTTTATTAAGATCGGTGCAACTACAGTTAAGAGAGTTTTAGACAAATACTATTCTGATATTGCTAACGCATCTGGATGGTCGGGTATTGGTATCGTTGAAGGTACTGCATTATACTTAGAGCAAATCAAACAAGAAGCAATGGGTCAATCTTTATTAAATGCATTTAATGGATTCTATAACGAAAGTCTTGTTATTGAAAACACTGATATTTTATGTGAAGCAACTGTTGAGATGGATGCAATGAATCCGGACGATAAAGACTTCTTAAAATTCTTAAAGAAGAATAAAGTTGAAATTATTGATAAGAAAATGGATGGACCAGGCGGTGGTACTCCAGTTATTACAATGCAAGGTAAAAGAAAAGATCTTGAAGCTGTTTTAGCTGATGAAGAATTAGGATGGGCTGATCCAGATCTAGCTGAATACATTGAAGAATCTAAAGTAAACGAAGCTGAAGTTAACTCTGATGAAGAATTTAACGAATATGCAATTACAGTTTTACAAAAAGCATTCGGTGATAAATTTGATGAGGCTAAAGCAAAACAGGTTATCGACGGTATCTTAGCTAAAGCTAAAGGTGATTATGGCATAGCAGTTGGTATGTTAACCAGCTCATTAGGCTAATAATTAAATTACAATATATACAATATGAAGATTTACCATAATTTTGAACAGTTTGTAACTGAGAAATTACATTCAAATATAAAAGAAGCTTTAATTTTAGAAGGTGGGGCAGCCGGACACATGGCACACCCGTTTGATGATAAGTCATTAACATTTGCAGACTTTAAAGCTCTTATAGAGGCTGGTTTAAGTGGTGAACTTAATTTTGAAGAAAACGCGACTGAAAAAACAGATGGACAAAATGTATTTGCAACTATCCAAGATGGTGAAGTTAAATTTGCTCGTAATAAGGGTGAGCTTATAACACCAATGGATCTTCAAACATTTAAGCAAAAATTTGACGGACATGCATCGGCCATGGTCGAGGAAACGTTTAAGTTTGCAGCAGAAGATTTAGCCAATGCGTTAATCAAATTACCAACTAAGGTTCAAGAAGAAACATTTGAAAATGGACTCAATTGGATGAATATGGAATTAATCTATTCTAAAAATCCAAACGTAATCTATTATGATAGAGATATCATTCAATTTCATGGTATAAAAAAGACAGATGGTAATGGTAATATAATTGGTGAAGATAATAAACCTGCATCAGTAATAGCAAAAGCATTAGAGTCTGTTAAAGCAAATGTCGGTAAAACATTTACCATAATCCCACCTCAAATAATTAAATTAGGCAAGGACCTTAATTTTGAAGAAAATAAAAATAAATTCATTAAGCAAGTTGAAGCGCTTCGAGACAGATATAATTTGACAGATGCTGATGAAGTTAGTCGCTATCATGAAATGTGGTGGAGAGAAACTATAGATTCAAATTTTCCGGATTTAACACAAGATCACAAAGAAGGTTTGTTATTAAGATGGGCATATGGTGATAAAAAGACTCTAAATTTAAGATCATTAGATAAAGAGTTAGGAAAAGATAAAGCAGCTATTATTAAGAAGTTCGATAAAGAAGACGTTGCTAAAAAATACAAAGAGAATATTAGACCGTTTGAAGATTTATTCTTAGAACTAGGTTCTATTATTCTAAAAAACGCTAGTAATTTTGTTGCTGCCTCACCAGATGCTGAAATGCAAAGATTGCATAATCAAATTAGAACTGAAGCTGATAAAATTAAAAAAGGGGGATCAATCGACCAAATACAAAAAGTTGAAGCTGAATTAGCTAGATTAGAAAGAATAGGTGGAATTGATTCAATTATGCCAACTGAAGGAATTGTCTTTGTTTATAAAGGTAAGACGTTTAAGTTAACAGGAACATTCGCTGCAATCAACCAGCTTATGGGTATTATTAAGTACGGAAGATAAACAATACAACATGGCTTTACAAAACTTAAGAACATATTTTGAATCAACTAATACCAATGACTTTTTGGCTATGTTGGACTTGACCTGCGTTGTATCTGAAAAGATCCAAGCATCTTCATTTCATGTCAAAAGAACCAATACAGGCTTTAACTATTATAAAAGCGGTTCTAAATATCAGATGGATAGAGTAGATAGGACCATGGTTAAATACTATGAAAATGGTATTAAATATTTTTCAACAATATTAAAGGAAGTTACTGAAGAGATGCCATTAGATTGGAAATTCGGTTTCGATTATATGTTGGATAATAAAACAGTAAGCATTGAATATGATGCACTACCCAAAAACCACTTAATCCTAACTCATATACAAGTATTAAACCCAAACGATCCTACTCAAATTAAAAAAGTAATTAGAGATCCACAGGTTCTAAACAAATGGGCAGACAAATTAGGCGTTCAGAGACCGCCAATTGTATTTGAAGGTAAACTACAGTCTAATCAAAAGGACGACCTCATCGCGCTTCTAAATATGTCTGATCAAGACTTTACAACTAAGTTCGAATCACAGTCATTTACAAGAACAATATACAACATATTTAATAACGGTCTTAACACTCCGGCATTAAACTTTTCACTAGATAAAGATATTGATGGATTAATAATCAATTTCTATGAAGGTAGAAATATCAAGAGTTTTAAGTTAGAGAGATTTGATAGAAAACCACAAGAGGAAAGAAGCCCATCTGACATGTATCAGATTTCAATTTTAGATCTAGTAGAATTTATTACTAACTATGACCTATCGGCTATTGAAATACTAGAAGAAGAGTCAGATCTTAGATATATTGAATTAATCTCAAATATATTTAACGCATATATTGAAAAAAATGCCTCTAAATATGTTGGAGCTAATTTTGATTCAGCGGATTTCTCAGACAACAAAGGATTTGATCTTAATCGTGCATTTATTAAAGATGAAAAAACAATATCATTAATTCAAAATAAAGTTTTAGCTGAGTTATTTAAAATTGCGTTAGGTAGTTTTAGAAAGAAGAGAACCAGAGAAACAGACATTATTAATACTGACTTGATGAACCAAATCAATGAAATAGTTGAAACTATAGAAGGCATTGTAATGGCAAAAACAAATGAAAATGACGTTATGACATTTAAAACATATTTAGTTAACCAAAAACTTCAACATGAAGTTAGTCCAGTTTTAGAAGGACTTACAGTTAAATACCCAGAACAAGGCAAAACACCAGTCAATATGTTTGTTGGTAGATTCCAACCATTTACACTAGGCCATGCTAAGGTAGTTGAAACGATTAATAAACAGAATGGTTATCCAGTAGTTATCTTTTTAGTTAAATCAAAAACTAAGAAAAAAGAGGATGCATTCTCAAGACCTTATGATGAAGAAACACAACTTCAAATGCTAAACCAACTTAAAGGTAAATATCCTATTGAGAAAGTTTACATTATTGGTGGGGGTGCAATTGATCTAATGTTCAATACAATGAGAGCTGATGGTTACGAACCAGTACTTTGGGGAACAGGTTCTGATAGACTCAAAAGCTATTCATATCAGGTTGATAAGCCAGAATATAGAGAAGATCTAGGTTGTAGAACTGATTTTGGCCTTTTTGAAATTCCAAGAACTGGTAAAAATATTTCAGCAACTCAAGTTAGAAATGCAATGCTAGATGGTGATGAGAAGCTATTTAAGAAACTAACACCTAAAGAGATACACGATATGTATGGTGAATTAAAGTCTAAATTAGAAGACAGTATGGGTGTTTTGGCAGAGTCAAAATCTGTTATGACTTTCGATCAATTTATTAAGAATATATAAATAAACACAATATACCAAAATGAAGAATATAAAAACATTTGAAAGTTTTACAGAAGCCAATAACATACCAGTAGATGAATCTATTCAATTTGGTTCTTATCACTATAATTCTAGAACTGAATTCGGTGAGCATAGCGACAATCTACCGGAAAAGGGTGAGACTAAATACTTAGTGTTTGCTCATAATTCTGCAGATTTTTATGGTCAAAGAATTAGATTAGAAGCAGGATATACAATTGGTTCTGCTGGCTCAAAACAATATATTGGTATATTTGACGACGAGGCCGCTGCAACAGATGCATACAATACTGCTATGAAAAAACCAGACGGTGTATTAATATCATTCTCAATGGGAACTCTTTATGCAAAGTCTAAGTTTTCATTCCAGTATGAAGAAACAAACGGCTCTCTAGCAAAGATTAAGAAATAATACATCAAAAAAATGAGGATTAATAAAATAAATGAAGGTCAATTTTCATGGATGACACATGACACTGGTGATCAAATCGGTTCTGAAAGACAAAATAGAATCACAGTTTTCATGTATGATAATCAGGGTAATAAGTGGAAAGAATCTAAATATGATGGATATGGAGAATTCGGTGGTAAAGATTACTACGAATTATTGGCCCAAATGAATGGCATTGAAAATCCAGATAGACAAGCAGGTATTGATCTAGCGTTTGATGATAAAAAAGTAAAAGCAGGCGGAGTTCTTTTCCCAGCTTTAGTTACTACCCCTAATTATAACTGGAAAAAACACAACTTCTCCCAAGAAGCTGAAAATGATCCAAACCAATCGTGGTATCAAGAAGAAGACGATTATAACGAGTCATTAGAAGAAAGACATATCACTATTAAAAGAAAATATACTGAAAATTATCCAGCTATTAAAGTTGGTAAAGCAGCTAGAATTAGAAATAAAGTTTTAGAAGCTATTAAAGATGGTAAACTTACTAAAGAAGAGTTTGATACTATTTTAAAAGAGATGACAGTTGATAGTACAAGGTGGATTAGAAGAAACGCTAACTACTTTAATGTCAGTGAAGATGGCATCTCGCTTTCTAGAACAGGTAAGAGAATTCTAAATGAATTAACACCTGCTATAGATATTAATGAAAAAGCAACTCCCTTTAAAATTGCAAACGCAAGAGCTGAAGAGATTTTTGGAGAATTTGGCGTTGCAACATTAGATTATAGCCAAATGGCAAGAGTAATCGATATTAAGTTAGCCGATAAACTAGCTAAAAAATACGGTGAAGATAGTTTTATGGCCTTGTCAGAATTAGACATGGAAGAACTTCTTAATAAGAATCCAAAATTAGTAAAAGAAAATAAAATAAATAATAACATGAAAACAAACTTTGTATTTGAAAGTTTTGGTGACTTTGTAAATTCACTAAACGAATCAAAAGAGGCTGCAGAAGCAGAATCAATTTTAAACGATCTTTTAGATGAAAGAGGTGGAGACTTTGATGAATTACGCGGCATGGAAATGGAAGATGCATTAGACACAGTCGAGGCATACGGACATAAAGGTTCTAAGGCAAAAAAGATTGCGCAAGAATTATTTTCAATGTGCAACGAATCATTAATTACTGAGGCATTTAAGTCTAGTATGCTTGCTAGTTTATTTAGAACTAAAGGCGCTAAAATGGACGCTACTTTAGCTAAAGCGTTTTATGGTACATCTAAAATTAAAATGGATCTTGTCGAAGATGAGGATATTTTAGTAGTTAATCCAGAGACTGCTTATAAAAACAAACAAGCAGATTCAATTATCTTCTATGTGTCTGATGTGCCAAAAGAAAATCCATATGCACCCAGCGATGCATGGTATGATCATAAAACAATTCCAGGTGAAGGTTACTTATTAGCAGTTGCTTCTGGTGAAAATGCATTTTACACTAAATCTTGGGGTAAATATGATAGACAATATAAATTAACTAAAGGCAGCGAGTCTGACTCAATCGGTATTTCTAAGAAGTACAAAGGATGGGACGGTACTGGTCTTTACAACGTAAAGAGAATTGCTGAAATGGCAGATAGAGCAATTGTTCTTAACATGACACTTCTAAGACAAAAGTATTCTTCTGTAGAACAAAGAAATCAGAGAGACGCAGCTAAAAAAGGTGCTATAGCATTTAAGTCAGATAAAGACTTTAAGAAAGAGAATATGGACAGATACCACCAAATTTTAGCTGATAAAGCAGCTTCATTACCGTTGGATACTATCGTAAAAGAAGCTATTGAAAAACTAGCTAATCAAATCAAAGATGGTTTAGCTGCAGGTAAGGTAGGTAAATATAATGATATTATTATCGGTACAAAAAAGAATGGTTCTGAAGCTAAAATGAGAGACGCTTCAAATCACATGTCAAACATCTTAGATGACTATACAAGATATGTTAGCTATATTAAGCAAGCTGAAGAGTCTAAAGAGAGATATGGTGAAACAGAATCTTACTACGAAAGAGAGTCTAAGAATTACGCTAAGGCAATTACTGACAGGGTTGCACAAATCGACAACTTTGACTACATTTGGTAAAAAATATATTAATTATGCCAAGTACTAGCAAATCACAACAAAGACTAATGGGTATGGCTTACGCTTATAAAAAGGGTGAGTTAAAAGACTCTGATGCAAGCGCTGAAGTTAAAGAGTTGGCAGACTCTATGACACTTAAGCAACTTAAAGACTTTGCTAGCACTAAACATGATGGTTTACCAGAAGTAGCAGAAAATATCACACCAGCAGCAATGGCAGGTATGGGTCCAGTAGTTTTACCAAGTAATGGTACGGTTGGGTCTGGTGATGTTCCAGCAGGTTCTGGTGATGCCGAAGAAGAATATAAAAAGAAAAGAAAAAGAATGAAATATATCAAAACGTTCGAAGCATACTCACAGGATGATATTAATATGTCATACGGTTTTTATGGTCAAATAGAAACTAGCTTTAATGAAAAGAAAGCTAAGACTCTTTTTGATCAAGGTGTAAAGGATCTTCAAAAGAAGTATAAACTAACCGAAACTGAGGCATTGGGTGTACTTAACTCAAAAATGGGTAGAAAGGCAGCTGATGAGATTTATAACAACAGTGCTAAAACTGCAGTTGAGGGCCTAGAAAGTTATTATGGTAGATCACTCCAAAAAACTATTGCTGAAGTACAAAGATCTCTAGTGGACGAATCAAATGAAATTATTGAAGAGGCAACAGATATCAATGATCCAGTTTTAATTGCAATGAGAGCAATGAAATCAACCATGGCAGCTAAAAAGGCCCAAGCAGCTCTAGACAAAAAGAAAAGAGTTTATGGTAAACAAAGAGATGCATTAGAAGATCAACTTTGGGATATTGCAAATGAACTTAAAGATTTAACTTCAGATAGATCTCAATTGTATGCAGACATGGAAGCCGAAGCTGGGCAAATGGGCGCAGAATGGTCTGATGACGATGCTAATAGATACGGCGGTGAACTAAACACAATCGAAGATCGTATTGATGCTTTAAAAACTAAAAGAAAACAAATAGAAGACAAATTATCTTACTAGATCCAAGGTTGTTAATAACTTTTTTTAAAAATAATTGGCCAAACATTTTTTTGTTTGGCCTTTTTTTGTTATATTAGTAGTATAATTAAAGGATAGACCGAGATGGCAAAGAAGAAAAAAGATATTGATGGATACAACGAGAGGCATCTCGCTGCCATGATACGCCGTAAAATGATTCAAAAGGACCACGGCGACGAATCTAAATATAATAGAAAGGACAAGTCTTGGAAAAAAGACATAAACACCAATAAAGACAATGATTAATAATAAAACTAAACAAATTAAAAATACACCATATAATAATAAACACGTATTATGAGCAAATCAAACATTTTAGAAGAAGCTAACAAAATTGTTAACGAACGTTCAGAAGAAAAAGAACGTATGTATGGCCCTTTCGAAGAAGGTATGCGTAGGGCTGCAATGGTATTTAACGGCATGACAGGTAAAGATCTTAACGGATCAGACATGTACGCTGCACTAGTTGCACTTAAACTAAGCAGACATTCCTATTCATACAAACAAGACAATCTTTTAGATGCTGTGGCATATATCGGAGGTCTTGATAATTACATAGAAAAATACGGCCACGGAGAATCAGAAACACCTCTTAAATAATATATATGTCTGAGTTTAAGTATTTAACAGACTATATTACCGAAAAGTCGACTCGAATCGGGATCGCAGCATTAGTCGGTAAATTAAGTCCGAAGGAAAGCTCGCATAAATCTGGCTGGGCATTTCATTTAGCAAATCAGATTAAAAACCTGGGTTTCGAAACAGTAGATGTTATTACTGACATTGAAACTGATTGGTCAACGTACGATTGTATCCTACTTGAACATGGTATGGAATTTAAGGGTACTTTTAATATTTTTGGAGGAGCTAATGACGACCTTTACCACCAAATCATGCGTATCTTTTCAAGTACTAAAATGTATTCTTTACACCATGATATGCCATGTATTGGAGATTTAGTACAACAAAGACTTCGAAGCGGTAGTGATTTATTTAAGACACTAGAAGATAAAATAGATCATATTAAAGAAATATGTGCAAACGATATTCCAAGAATTGATCATATCGCCAAAACAGAAAAACTATGCCTTGGCGACAGTCACTCGTTTAGTCAATACGCGCCGGGTTATATGACTCAGCGCCACGATGGTTTGACTATGCACGGTGCACTTAAACGAGGATTAGACACGTATGTTTATCCATGGATTACTGATCTTAGGGTTTATTTGGGTAATATTGACGTACGTCATCATTTAATGCGACAGGCTAATCCCAGCGCTGCAGTTAAAACGCTTTTAGCCAATTATGAAGCAGAACTTTTAAAACTACAAGAAAATGGTATTTCAAATATTGAAGTTATCCAATGTTTGCCTATTGAAAATGAATCTAGACCACTTCCTAAAACAGGCTACTACAAAGGAACTCCATATGCTGGAACATGGGCTGAACGTACAGCATTAGTCAAAGAAATTAATTCATTAATCGATGACATGTGTCAAAGAAATGGATGGCAGACATATAAACACCCAGAAGTGTATTTTAATGCACTTGGAGAGTTAACTTTTGATGTAATGGAAAAACCCAAATCAGTTCACATTGCTAGAGAGTTTTATCGATGGGACCTGGTTAAGAACGAACCTAACAAAAAACTAATAAAACAAACATTAGCATTATTTTAAAATGAAGAAATATACAAAAACATACAAAATAGAGATAACACCGTACCATGCTTCGGATGCATCTTATACTGTAGAACTCACTACAGGTGATCTAGAATGGTCCATGGACGAATACGCTAGAAATAGAGACCCGTTTGCATGGAAAATAATTGAGCAAAATGAAAATTAAAACAACTCAATATTATGATGAATTTATTAGGTACTTTAATTTAGCATTAAAACAACAAGAGCTTAGTAATTTAGGCATGGTGCCACATGATAAGAGTGGTATGAATGATCCATTGATGGAACACATACAACTATATGATGTAGTAGAACGAAAGTATGCTGGTTTTAGTCAAATTATAAATGACTGTTTTTATGGATGGACAGATAAACATCCATATTGGCAACACATGCAAGCTGGTAAAATTTACCCCCAAAGAGAAGAGGTTGCAAAAAACTGGACTAGTCGACAAGATGTTTTTGGTCTGGAGGAATGGTTGTATATTTTCATCTTACATCGAGTTTGTGGTTCAGCAATTAACTACGCTACTAAACCATCTGGTTATCATAATACAATCCTATTTGATTTATACGATTGTGATACAATTGAAGAAATGTGTGAAAAGGTAAAATATCACCCAACACCATTCTATACTTCAGTTGGTTATCAATTTCCAGCATTTCCTAAACCTCCACTGCCAACTCAAAACGAGGATAGTTTCGTGGGTATGTCGTCGTTTAAAGAACCAGAATATGTCTATAAACGAGGTGGCGATTATTTCTTGTGTGAATTTGCACCAAGATTGGCTAGAGATATGGCAGACTATTTGAGACAAGGTGGTAAAAAAGACCTAAGACAACTTGGTCAATGGATGTTTGATTGGAACGTTGCAAACGGATTAAGACAATATAAATTCCAATATGCAGCAGTTATTGCGGACGTGGCTGACTGGTATCCAGAATATATCAACAGAGAATCAATGTTCTATTACGGCACAAATGCGGTAGAATGTATTGGTTATTTAGCAGATCCAGTCGACGGTAAAGGTAAAAAAAGTGAACCGTTTTTAGATGCAGTAATGACTAAAATATATGAAGACACTGGTTCATTACCATATAACGCAGAAGATGTTGCATGTGACTTCATTAGATGGATTGAAAACTATCTAAGACCAGGTGCTGATTATGCACACATTAATATGGATACTTTATGGAATTCGTCTTCTATCAAAGACCACCCATACGGTAGACAAAAAGCAATGTTAGACTTGGGTCTAGTTGAAACGTTTAATGGTATGACTTCATTCCCATCAGACGATAAAATACTACAATCCGCTAATGTTTCAGTAGAAGAATATAAAAAAATGGCAGCTAAGCTATGAGAAATAAAGCAGAAGACGCATGGCAGATCATGCGAATCCAGGGTGAATTCACCAAAGGATTTGACACATTCAGTGAATTAGGACCCTGTATTTCCGTTTTTGGAAGTGCTAGAACAAGGTCAGGAACTAAATGGTATGAAGAGGCAAAACTATTTGGTAAGTTAATAGCATGTGAGGGGTTTGGGGTAATTACAGGAGGAGGTCCTGGTATTATGCAAGCTGCAAACCATGGAGCCAAAGAAGTTGGTGGAAAATCTATTGGAATAGGTATTGAATTACCATTTGAAGCTGGCATGAACAAATATGTAGATCTTGGTGTTGAGTGTAGATACTTCTTTACACGTAAAGTTATGTTTCTTAAATATTCACAAGCCTTTATTATTTTTCCAGGTGGAGTGGGTACATTAGATGAAATGTTCGAAGCTATTACTCTCGCGCAAACCGGCCACAATATAACATATCCAATAGTCCTAGTCGGTAAAGAGTATTGGAGTGGTTTAATTGATTGGATGAAAGATCAATTATTAGGTTCAGGAAGAATGAGTGAAAAGGATTTTGATCTGTTTAGAATTGTCGATACAGCAGTAGAGGCCCGGGATAAAGTGATGGAATATCACAACAAATATATGACTAGCCCGGAATATTTAGGACCTAAAACAAACTTTTAATATGTCACACGATACACACACAACAAGTAAAATGAATCAAGATCTAAATCTAATGATGCCAAATAGACAGGCATGGTTAGATTTAGCCGGTGATTGGCAAGATCCATTGGAAGATCCTATTATAATGAATCACGAAGGCTTCAATGTAGTCAGGGACGATTTGATGGGATTTGGATCTAAATGCAGATTTGGAGATATTCTAGTTCAAAAAGCACCAACAGATACATTAGTTTATGTGCAACCCAGATTTGGATTTGCAGGAATTTCTCTTGCTTATTTAGCACATAAGTATAATAAGAAATTGGTTTTATTTATGCCTTCTGGTAAAGTAATTTCAGATCACCAAGCTATTTGTATTGAGAGGGGTGCAATACCTAAGTTTAGAAGAATCGCAGCAATGCCTAATTTAAACAAGATTGCAAAAGAATGGGCAGAAGCAAACAACGCAACTTTTATACCATTAGGCTTAAAACATGAATTAGTAACAGCAGCAGCGGTTAAAGTAGCATACGATATTGCAGAAAAACATGGATACCCCGAAGAGGTTTGGTCTGCTATTTCAACAGGTGTACTACAGCGCTCTTTGCAGATTGCATGGCCAGATGCTCAATTTAATGCAGTGGCAGTATCTAGGAATATTAAAGATGGTGAATTGGGTAAAGCAAAAGTTTGGTCACATCCTAAGGCATTTGCAGCTGATGTGAATCCTAAATATGCACCACCATTTCCATCTGCAATGAACTATGATGCTAAAGCCTGGGAATTTATGAAAAAACACGGAACGCCTGGAGCATGGTTTTGGAATGTAGGTGGACAACCCTATCCAGAATCAGAAGAAACTAAAGAAAAAACTAATTCTCAAAGAGAATGGGGAGAAGTTTTAGAAATGGACAAATAATACTGAAACTATCTCACAAATTAGCATACTAATAATATAACAAATTACATATGGCAAATATAGATAACGAATGCAAAGATCTTGAAGTAAAAGATTTTTACAATGATTCAACAACACATTTAGAAGACATCATGTCTCATCAAAAAGAGATGCAAGAAAAAACTTATGGTATTAAGTTTGAGAACATGTCAATTCGCGAGGTAATGGACTTCTGGCATGTTAACACGCATGCAGTGATAGATGAACTACACGAAATGACGGACGCATTAGGTGGCATTAAAGATGGCTCAGGGAACGCAGTTTGGAAATACTGGAAAGCAGACTTTAAAAAGTATGAGACGATGAAGGTTTCCGATCTATCAGAGGATGATCGTAAAGAGCTTTTTATGGAATGGATCGATGTACTTCATTTCTTTATTAATTATGCGGCATCAATTGGCCTCGATGCAAAAACAGCATATAATTATTATTTCGCAAAAGCAGAAGAAAATAAGAACCGTCAAAAAAGAGGCTACTAATGCTATTAGACATTGAACAAACTGACAAAGAACTTATCGTCTCTTATTATGACAAAGAGGGTAAAGTTTCTTTTAAAAGATACACAGTAAACCAATTCCAAAATTGGGTAGTTACAGAAGAAAAAGACAGATATAAAGATAAGACTTTTAGAAACTGGGATAATCGCCCACTAAAAAGAGGTATTGCCAAGTCATTCAATAAGTTTAGTCTACTCTATTTTATGGATAGCCTTCCAGAGGCAGATAAAGAAGAGATTTATGAATTCAATATGCCTCGGACATATTTTGTCGATATTGAAACAGAAATCGTTGATGGTTTCCCAAAACCAGAAGAGGCCAAGTCACGTATCTTAACATTCTCAATCATTACACCTGAGCGTAAAGCAATTGTATTAGGACTTGAAGACCTAACATCAGAACAGATTACTAAAATTGAGAAAGATACTAATGCTCACTTAAAGAACTATGATCAAGATTGGGAATTCTCATATCATAAATTTGATAATGAGTATAATATGCTATACACATTCTTGCATAAGTTTTTACCTAAGTTCCCAATGATGACTGGGTGGAATTTCATCAACTATGACTGGCAGTATATAGTCAATCGTTGTAAAAGACTTCAGATCGACCTGACTGATGTGGCGATTACTGGCTCGCTTGATAGAAATGATAGTCGACCACTACATATGGGTATTCTTGATTACATGCAACTTTATGACAAATATGATCGTTCGGTCGCTGTTAAAGAATCTAACTCGTTAGACTTTGTGTCCGGTGCAGTCCTAGATGTTAGTAAGATTAAATATACTGGGTCGTTAACAGATCTTTATAATAATGATTTTACTAAATATGTTTTCTATAACGTAATTGACTCCTGTTTGGTCTATTATATAGATAAGCAATTGAGATCAATGGAAGTTCTATTAACATTGGCTACTATTACAAGAATGCCTCTTTATAAAGCTTCTTCGCCAGTGGCAATTACAGAATCACTATTAGCAAGAAAACTAGCTGAAACAAATAAAAAAATCGGAGTAGAGTATGGTAAAGCAGATTCTTTAAAAGAAGGTAAATTCGAAGGAGCATTTGTAAAGCAACCAATCGTTGGTTATTATAGTGGAGTAAGTGCGTTTGACTTTGCGTCGCTATATCCATCTATTATGAGACAATTTAATATTTCCCCCGAATCTTATGTTGAACAAATACCACAAACAGACATTAACGAAAGACGAAAAGACGGGTCGGTAATCGTTTGTGAGAATGGCGTAGTCTTTAAGAAAGAAGACTCTATTCTTAAGAAAATTCTAAGCGATTTATATGCTCAACGTAAAGATTATAAAAAGACCTCATACTCATATTATGAGAAGGCACACGAAATTGAAAAAAAATTTAAACTGTAAATTAACAAGACCATTAACCACTAACTGATATATAAATTACTAAAATAAACTAACTGTATGAATAAGAACATTTTTGCACCGAGGGTTAATATCCTACCATATGAATATCCACAGCTTTTAGCTTATAAGGACGCTATTAGACACTCATATTGGATCCACACCGAATTTAATTTTACCACAGATATTGACGACTTTAAGACAAAAATTTCTAAACAAGAGCGAGAAGTAATTAAGAGAGCGATGTTAGCTATCGCTCAAATTGAAGTTAATGTTAAAACTTTTTGGGCTGATCTTTATAAAAGAATGCCAATCACTGAAGTAGGTGATGTTGGTATGACATTTGCTGAATCTGAAGTAAGACACAAAGATGCTTATGCTCAATTACTTAGAGTTTTAGGTTTGGAAAAAGAATTCCAAAATGTTGTAGAAATTCCAGCCATTAAAGACAGAATAGCTTATTTAAGAAAGTATTTAGATGGTACAAGAAGTAGAGATGATAAAATGTACACTAAATCAGTACTTTTATTCTCATTATTCATTGAGCATGTAAGTTTATTTAGCCAATTCTTAATTATGATGTCATTCAACAAAGAGAAAAACCTATTTAAAGGTATTTCAAATGTAGTTGAGGCAACATCTAAAGAAGAAGAAATTCATGGTAATTTTGGATCTGAGATAATCAATATAATTAAAGCAGAGAACCCTGAGTGGTTTGATGAAGAGTTTGAACAACTTATTGATTCTGCGTGCAGAAAGGCATATGAAGCCGAAGTTAAAATCCTTGATTGGATCTTTGAAAAAGGAGAGCTTGACTTTCTTTCTAAGGATACCATCAAGAATTTTATACAAAACAGATTCAATAATTCACTAACTCGTATTGGAATGAAACCAATATTTGATGTTGATTTCACCGAACTAGAAAAAACATTATGGTTCGATGTAGAAATTACAGCTACTAAAGAGGGCGATTTCTTCTATAAAAAGCAAGTTGACTATAACAAGAAGAGCAAGTCAATCACCGAAGACGATTTATTTTAATTAACAAAAACATTTAATACACAAAATATGGAAAAAGCCAGTGAAGTGCTCGCTGAAAAGGAGCAAGATGGACAGCTATTACGCGCAGAAAATCAAGAAGAAGGTTCAATGAACATTAGAGAAAAATATTACTGGTTAAACGAGGATAGTAGATTATTCTTATCTAGAGGATATATTACAGAAAGCCCCGAACAAAGAATTAAAGATATTTCTAATAGAGCAGAAAAAT